CGCAGAATACCATAACGACAAACATGTCGTAAAGATGATCCTCGAGTATGCCCAGTTACTATCAACTGCGCACCGTGTTCTCGACGGCAAAGAATATATCGATGCTTCCTCTGGACGAAAGATCAAAAGATGGCGATTAGAAGATATTTCTCTTGACGGGCAATTATACAAAGCGACACACATCAATCATCCGAGTGCTGTTTGGGTTCGCCAGTCTAACAATAATTACAACTGGCTTGTATGTCTATTCCAATCCCTCCTGTCAGAATACACTTACCGATATGGCAAGATTCATTCTTGCGATCGTCTAGTTTACTGGTTGCGACAACCTCCTGTCAATATTCCTATCGGTTACAAAACGCAACCAACTCCTGCGATGCCCGATGAATACAAGGTTCCTGACTCTGTTCAGTCATATCGTAACTATTATGTGGGCGCAAAAAAAACTATGGCAAAGTGGAAAAATCGTCCTGTTCCAGAGTGGTGGAGCGATACGGTTTAATAAATACCTGTATGGAACAAAAAAGAACTCCCATCCCAATTTTAGATTCCGATGTCCTCGGAAAATGAAGGCGACTCTACCTTGCGTGGAGTCGCCTTTTTCGTATCAACCCTCTAGTTAAAATAAGGACTGCAAATGTCGAGAAGAAAACAAAATAATCTACAACTCGTCGCGCCAACACAAACTGTCATTCAACAGGAGAGAAGTTCTAAATGCAAAGTTTCGTATAATGATCTAAAAAATATTTCTCCATTAAATTTTAATCAGAGAACTTTTTTCGAAATATATGATAAACAAGCATCAGCAGTCCTACTACACGGTGTCGCTGGCACTGGTAAAACATTCATCGCTCTATATAAAGCATTAGAAGAAGTATTAGATAGTTCTAGTAATTTCGAACGTGTGATTGTTGTTCGTTCCGCAGTACCTTCGCGTGAAATCGGACATCTTCCAGGAGACGAAAAAGAAAAGACCGAAGTTTACACTATGCCATATGTTGAAATTTGCGAAGATCTTTTTAATCACATTCAACCGTTTGCTCGCTTACAAGAGCAAAAAATTGTTCACTTCCTTATTACATCATTCGTTCGTGGTATTACTCTAGATAACTCAGTTGTGATTGTCGATGAATGTCAAAACATGACTGACATGGAGTTGAATTCTATCATGACACGTATCGGCAAAAACTCAAAAGTTATCTTCTGCGGAGACTTCCGTCAAACTGACCTATATAAGAAGAACGATATGTCTGGGTTGCAGAAATTTATTGCAATCGCTGACATGATGCCGTCATTTAAAACTGTTGAGTTTACTGTGGACGATATCGTTCGGTCAAAACTTGTAAAAGAATATATAATTGCACGACTAGAATATGAAAGTCGTTACGCTGCATAGGAGATAAAAATGTCAACACTACTAGAAAATTTTCATGCATCACTTGGTGATGCATTTACGGGTCTACCACTTCAACCAAAAGGTCTTGCATTACAACGTCCTTCTCAGTTGCAAAATCAATTAGATGCATTAGATGCAGAAGATCCTGCCAATGCAGATTTTATTGCTCATCTAACTAGAGAAATTGACGATGCAAATGCGGTGATTGCTGCAGAAAATTATACTGAGTTGGAAGATCAAATTGCATATTTTAATTTTTATAATCTAAAATTAAAAGAATTTATTGAAGAAATGGCTTGACTTTTCTATAAAATTATAGTATAATGAATTATGTTTAAAACGATATATGACTATGAAGATTTCGCCCAATCAACTACGAACGAAGATGGTAGCAGAGTTTACGTTAATGCCTCTGGTGTAGCGTATCCTTCTGCTACCACGGTTCTCGGGGTTCTATCCAGAGATGGAATCGCTGCTTGGCGAAAACGTGTTGGTGAAGAAGAAGCAAATAAGATCTCAAGCAAAGCATCGACCCGTGGAACTAAGATTCACACATTAACTGAATCATATCTTAAGAACGAAGATTTAGAAGAAGCGTATACAACTACGAAAGCATCTCTACTTGACGTTGAGATGTTCAAGAAGTTCAAACCTGTTCTCGATCCGATTGGCGACATTCACTGCCAAGAACTTGCGCTCTATAGTGACCATCTTCGTATGGCAGGTCGTGTCGACTGTATCGCCGATTATAACCGTCTTCGAGCAGTCATCGACTTCAAGACATCTAGCAAACCCAAAAAGAAAGAACATATCAGTTCCTACTTTATGCAGACTGCAGCATATGCAATCATGTATGAAGAACGGACTGGTATTCCTGTTCCTTGGTTAGTAGTTCTGATTGCAGTTGAAGGCGATGAACCTCAGGTGTTTATCGAGAAGCGAGATAACTGGACAAAAGAATTGCTTCGAACTCGCGATTATTTTGAAAATGGTTATTATTTGGCTTGACTTCTAAACAAAACTATAGTATAAATAATATATCAGTTGTTGACAGTTGACAATAAAAGCGGAAAGACGGGGGTTCGACTCCCCCCACCTCCACCAAGAGGAAATTTATGGTAATATGCAGTTGCCGTGATATACGTGACTCTCAGTATACTAATCGAGAAGAGTTAAGAGCACGTATTTTAAAAGATGATTTTTGCTGCGGTACGTGCCAAGATGAGTTTCTTGTTGATGGGGGTGACATTGGAATTCGATTTTCGTGTAATAGGAATACCGAGACTGATTGACTGGCAAAGCGCCACAAACTGTAAATGCAAACGATAACGTTGCCTTTGCTCTAGCTGCTTAAGCTAGCATTGGGTTTTCGGCGGTTTCCCTCGAAACAGAATAAACCGCCAACCGTTCTAAAACAGCGGTGAGAAGAGACTACTAGGGGTCTTAAAACCCTAAATATTATGCACCTTTGAAAAAAAGTGCCCAGTGTAGGGAGTCACTGGTTAATCCTCTCTCCAGTTCAACAATCCAAGGAATAGAGATGCCTTCCTTTAATAAGAAGACATTGAAAATTCTTTCTTCAATTTTAGTGGTAATTGTAATATATTGTGTATCATTGAGTTATGCAAAAGAAAGAATCGAAGACACCGCAATGGAATACACTGTCGGTGGATATGAGAAAGTCGAAAGCGTAAAACGACAAAAACAAGAAATTTTACAAAAACAAGAAGAAATCATACAAAACAACGTTAAAAAAGAAAAACAAAAATACCTGTCACAAAACTCTGCAGCAATAACTTGCTTAGCAGACAACATCTACTACGAAGCAGGTAATGAACCCAGAAAGGGTAAAATCGCGGTTGCAGGTGTAACTTTAAATAGAGTTCGCAATCCAAAATATCCATCAAACGTTTGCTCTGTCGTTTATCAGAGAACAAGTAGGGTCTGTCAGTTCAGTTGGACGTGTATGCGCCGACCTGCCAAAGACCCAGTATTATATGCTGAAGCAAAAGATATTGCGAAAAAAGTATTGACTTCTGAGATCAATACGCGTATAGTAGTTAATAGTAACGTTCTATTCTACCACGCTGACTATGTTAGTCCAGGTTGGAAGTTACAGAGAGTTACTAAAATCGGTAGACATATTTTTTACGCAGGATAGATTATGACGGAAGAAATTCCAGTAACTGATGAATTTTTGATTACAAAGCAATTTAAGACAGCAGCAGAGTTTTCCATCTTTATTGAAAAACTTGCAAGAGACTCTAGATCACCCTGTATGGATATTCTCATTGACTATTGTGAGAAACGAAATATTGAGGTTAGTTCTGTTGCTGGTCTTATTAGTTCATCACTAAAAGAAAAAATTCGAGTCGAGGCACAACAACTCAACATGTTGAAAAACGATGATGGGATTCTGCCTCTCTGATGGACTCTTATAAAGTTTATCAATTGTATCTCTCGCTGAGATTACATTTCACTCGACCTGATTTTGATATCACCAAATCCCGTAAAGGGGTAAAGGTTTCCAGAGAAGCATTTCTGAAACGTAAAGACTTATTTGCGTTACGAAAGTTGGCAGAAACAAAAACAAAAACTGAAATCATTGATTTTCTAGTTGCCAATTTTGTGTCTGGGAATCAGTGGGGTGGCGTCTTTGATACAGAGGCAAATGAAGTCTATGCTGAATGGCAGACACGGATGCAGAAATTGGGATATACTTTTAAACAGGATATCCAAACTCTCTATGCAGACGGAGACCCATTCGAAGTAATTAATGGACAACATCCCAGAGTATTAAAAATGTATCTTGGTAAAAAGATTTCTCTAGAATCTATTGCTATTTTGGCAAAAATAGGTATAATAGATAATACCGACTATAGTTCTTTATCGAATGATTTTATTTGGAATGACTTCGTGCATTTGGTAAAGAAATATAAACCCTTTGTCAAGATTGACAAAGATCATTACATCCGCCAACTAGAACAGGAGATTGGGACGGTGGTAAAATAACTATGGGTAAGTCTCGTAGAAGCGATTATGACGACCGTGGTTCCGACCGCATTAGACATAATGAAAAAGACGTAAATAAAATACGTAAAAGCAAAAATAATTTGTATAAATACTATACTAATCGGGATGAAGATTCCGATGAGGATTTATATTATGATACAAAATAAACAAAACATACAACGCAAACATAAGGACAATACATATGTCAAGTAATTCTCTATCCGAACTCCGCAAGCAACGCGGAAATTTTGACTCGCTCATGAAGGCAGTCGAGTCAATCGCAAACCCCACTACAGAAAAGCGTGGAGACGATGATCGTTTCTGGAAACCGACTGTCGATAAGGCAGGTAACGGTCAAGCAGTGCTTCGTTTCCTCCCTGCTCCTGCAGGTGAAGAACTTCCGTGGGTTCGCGTATGGGACCATGGTTTCCAAGGTCCAACTGGTAAGTGGTATATCGAAAACTCTCTTACTACTCTCAACAAACCAGATCCTGTTGGCGAACTGAATTCCGAACTGTGGAACTCAGGTGTGGAAGCGAACAAGGAAATTGCTCGTAAGCAGAAGCGTCGCCTCACTTACATCTCGAACGTCCTTGTTATTCGCGATCCCGCGAATCCAGAGAACGAAGGTAAGGTCTTCCTGTATAAGTACGGTAAGAAGATCTTCGATAAGATTAAGGACGTGATGCAACCTACGTTCGAAGATGAACAACCAGTCAATCCGTTCGATCTATGGGAAGGTGCTAACTTCAAGTTGCGCATTCGTCAGGTTGAAGGTTATCGTAACTACGATAAATCGGAATTCGATGGACCAACTCCTTTGTCTGATGACGAAGATAAGTTGGAGCAGATCTGGGGCAAGACCCATTCTCTCGCAGCGTTCCTCGATCCCTCGAACTTCAAGTCATATGACGAACTGAAGGCGAAGTTGAATGCAGTCCTTTCGGGTGGTGCTCGCGTAGCAACTGCCGAGAAGGTTAATCCGCTGGATGCTGAAGACGAACTGTTCGTTGAAACTAAGA